CCTTGCCATTCAGCTTGTTCCAGCCGGACGTCAGGACAATGAAGTCGCCATTGGCCAGGCCATGCCCGGCGGAAGTTGCGACAGCCGGGCTGGCATTGGTCAGGGCGGTGATGTTCTTCGCCGTAGCGTAGGCCGACGCGATGTTGAAGATCACGCCATTGGGAAGCGAGACGCTCATGGTGGTTTCCTCTCGGACATGAAAAAGCCGCCATGCAGGCGGCTCAGAAGTGCCCCAATGGGCGGTTAAATGACGTCGGCCCGGTAGTTAAACCAGACGGGAACGGTTGCGGTATTGGTGTCTTGCTGGGCATTCGCAACGGCGCACGGTGTGCGGACGTATACCGTCAGGCCGCTCTTGGTGATGCCAAGGTTGTTTGGAAAGAGAGCCTGGAGTTCTTCTGCAATTCCGCCAGCGCCGATCAGATCGGCGTTTGCCGGAACCACAATGTTCACCTGGAACATCCCGGTGAAAGCCTTATGAACGCCTTCCATATCGAGCGATTGGGTGTTGGCCGGCAGCAGATAGCAAGCTAGGTAGGTCTCGCTGCTTGCAGGCGCGAACTTTGAGTTCTGATACGAAACGCGCAGCGCCGGTGATCGAGCTGCCGCCCAGGCCTTCAGCCGAGCCTCGTAGATCGACCGGATGATCTTCTCGCTCAATCTGGAAGCTCCTCTACGGCCTTGCGTACGAAGGCATCGAACTCTGCGACAGTGATGCGGACAACGCCCTGCGGTGCCTGCCCTGACCAGCCATACTCGAGGCGCTGGGCATATGGCACATTGTTCATCAGGTAGATGCTGCCGATGCCAGTCGAATAGGTTTGGATGACAGCAGAGCCGGCCTGTTTGGTCTGGCCGCCGTCCTTGTCGATCTTGCCTGTTTCGCCAACTGCAGGAAGGTCGAAGCTGACCTGCCAGTTGCCGCGGAAACGACCTCCGACGTAGCTAGCGCCTGCCGATGGATCGGCCCATAGTTCCGGGTTGCCGACTGGCGACTTGTCGACCACGGACGCCAGGACATCAATGGCGATCTTGCGCACCACCAGCTCTGCATTGCCCTTGGCTTTCTCGCAGAAGCGGCTGATGTCCAGGCCGAAGCTCATTTGCGTGCCTGCGCATAGAAGAAGCAGGCCAGCCCAGCATAGTCGCCAGGCTCGACAGCCTGAACGGTATATGTGTCGCCATCGAACAGGATCAGGTCCGTGGTGAGTGGCTCAGGCATGTCACTGCCATTCAGCAGCAATGGGGAAATCATAATTTTGACGTCGCCGGCCTTGATCAGCGTTCCGTCTATGTCCTGAGTCTTGTAGTTCTCGCGCAGGCCGGAACCAAGATAATCAGTAGTGGTGTCAGACGATGTGCCCGTCTCCGGGTCGTACTCGCCCGGCACAGTGCGGCGTAGGGTCAGCTCAAGGCCCTTGCCGCCCTGACTACGTGGTGCCAGCTGGCGGGCAGCTGTAGCCTTGGCGCGGTCATAGATATCGCTCATCCGCGCACCATCTTGACCTGATTGGAAGATTCCAGGAACGGACCGAACTGCGCGTAGGACTGCCGGGTTGCGGCAGGGCGCGCGGTATAGCTGGTTGCGGCTGCATATTCAGTGTCGATCGGCCCAACCTTCTCATCTGCATAGACCTCAGTGGCCAAAGCCATCTGCCCCGCCTTGATCTGTGCAGGGATCGCGTTCGAAGGAACAAGCCAGTTCTCGCGGTAGACGTCTACCCGAGGCCAGGAAAGGGTCTGCAGTTCGCTGACCAGACCGCCCTTCCAGTTCATGGCGCTCATCTGCAGCGCAGCGCGGCGAAGCAGCGACTCCTGAGCGGCAGTGTCAGCCGGAATCGTCCGGCCGAAGTTCGCGGCATAGGTGACCAGTTCGGCAGCCGTGGCGAAGCTATCGGCGCCGGCCACGATAGAACCGTTCTCGATCACCAAGCTCATGGCTTACTCCGCAGGTGCGTCGATTGGTTGCTCAGCCTTCGCCTTGCGGCCAGGCTTGGCTTTCTCCGCGGGCGCGTCGAGCAGCTCGTGCACCTCGGCGTTGAAGTCTTCTTCGTTGATCAGCACGTAGTCGCCCTGATCCTTACCCCAAGGTTTAACCTTGATCACGCTCATCGTTCTCTCCAGAGAAGGCCGGAGCCCGAAGGCCCCGGCTATCAGGGTCAGCCGAGCAGAACAGCCATGTGCTCGGTCTTCACGGCAGCGCAGCCCCATGCCAGGGACACTTCGTACTGCATCTGGCGGTACTGGGCGTACATGGCGACTTCGAACGACAGACCGCTCACCGGATCGGTGATGATCTGACGGTCGACAGCACTGTCACCTTGCGGCGGCAGAGCCGGTGCGCGGGTGGCCAGGGCAATCGCCGAACGGGCGAAGGCCATGTTGCGCACGGAGGTGGCGATGACGGTGATCGCGGTTGCGGAGGCCGGGATGGCTTTGCGCAGGCCGGGAGCAGCCAGCACGATGGTGCCGCCGTTGGATACATCGGTGTCGCCGGTCACTACCTGGTACTTGTTGGTGTCACCCGCGAAGGTGATGAAGTCGCCAGCGAGGATGGTACCGGTGCCAGCCGAGGCCAGGGTGATGGAGGTTGCGCCGACGGCGTAGCCTGCAGCGTTGGTGGTGGCGGAAGCGCCAGTGCCAGCGGTGAAGGTCTTCACCTGGGCCGACTCGCGGATGGCGAAGCCATGCACGTCCAGCAGCACACCACGACGCAGCAGGTTGTCGTCGTTGGCTTCGTTGGCCTTCGACAGCTGGGTCAGGGTGCGCATGTTGGCGCCGGCCGAGGTGTCGATCACCATCTGCAGGTCGCTCATCGGCGCGCCGTTGTCAGCGAGGATCTTGCGGACGTTGGCGGTATCCGACAGGTTGCTGGCGAACGGGGTGGTGCCGGCAGTGCCGTAGGCGCGGGAAGCCTTGTTGTGCAGGGCTGCCAGGTCGGCTTCAACCTCGTTGACCAGAGTACGCATGGCCTGAGCCATCTGGTCGCGGAAGATGACGTTGAAGGATGCGCCGTTATTGTCCAGGCCGCGCTTCTCTTCACCGTTCCAGCGCACCGGCACACGGCGAGCTTTGGTGATGGTCATCGACACATTGCCGATGGTCTGATCACCGTCGTTCGGCGGGGTCACGGCCGGGGTGATGTCGCTTGCGGTGGAAGCCGGAGCTACCGGGGAACGTACGGTCTGGCCGACAGCGGCGCGCTCGTAGGTCATGTCGCTGGAAACGGCCGGGATGAAGCCGACCAGTTCGCGCGACACAACGTCCAGGGCGTTGTAGATGTCGGGGATCAGGCTAGTGAGGGTGTTGCTCATGGTGGTACTCCTAGATCGATGATTGAGTTTTCAGACTTCCGGGCCATCCGACCCAAGCACCGATCCCCATCCGGGCACCGGCAGTGATAGGGCATCACTCAGTGAGCGTGCCGCCTTCTTTCAGGAACTGAGCCCGCATGGCGGGATCGACCTGATTGAACTGTTCGCGGGACATGGTTTTCTTGCCGCCACCATTGCCGCCGCCATGACCAGCCCCGCCGCCGTTCGCGCCGGAGCCCTTGAGAATGCTGTTCTTGTGGGGGTATGAGTCGACCAGAAGCTCGATTGCTTCCTCGGCCGATGCCAGCTCGCCCGGGCGTGCGCGGGAGTAGAGCTTGTTGCCTTGGGCGTCATAGCCGACGACCTTGCCGTCCTCGACCTTGAGGCTGTTGCCGAACAAGGCGCGGGCGATCTCGACGCCTGCCGGGCCTTCAGCGGCGAACTTCTCGGCGATGAACTTGGAGGAGGCAAACGCGCCGCCGATCAGATGGCTGTTGAGCTGACCCTTCAGGGTCTCGTTCTCCTTCACCATTGGGGCGTAGCGGTCTTCGATGGCCTTGATGGCCTCGGCCTTCACCTTCTCAACCTCGCCAGCGTCAACCAGGCGCTTGTCGTCCAGGTTCTTGACGGTCGAGAGAGCTTTCAGCGCGGCAGCCGGATCGGTGATGCCTTCGAAGCCCTTCAGGGCCTGCTCTGCTGCTTCTGCGCGCTCACGGTGGGACTTGGCCTCGCCATTCAGGCGAGAGATCGTGGAGACGGTGCCAGGGGCGTCAAACGCGACCTCCTTGCCATCGTCGTGCACGTAAACCGGCTTGCCATCCTGAACAACAACATGGCCAGTCGGTATCCACCGAGCAGGCATAAAAAAGCCCCGGCATTGCCGAGGCTGGAAAGAAAAAGCCCGCTCAGTGGCGGGCTTTTGGTGTTCTCTATGACCTACTCAGGATCACCTGATAGCTTCTTGAAGATCTCGTACACGAGATCCGGGTCGTACTGCTCACCTTGAGCAACTCGCTGCATGGCAGTTGCCCAAGCTTCAAGCCATGTGTCGGCGTCCGAACCGCTGATGCCGCACATGTAACCTTCTTGGTAGAGCTCGTTAGCCAGCTTTACCAGTTCGCCAATGGTGGCATCAGTCATCCAATCACCACTCGTTCGCCCTTCATGAAGCACAGCGCGCAAAGCAGCTGCTTGGTGCCTCCGGAGGGCTTGCCGTTCTTGATCATGACGCCGATCTTGGTCTCGATTACCTCACGACCTCCGCAGCGATGGCACTGGACCATCGTGGCCGGCTTGTCAGCCTTGCGCACGCGCTTGCGGACCTGCTCCTGAGGTGTATCAGGTGCCGGTGTGCCTTGGATTACGTGGAGTTTGGGGCGGTCAGTCATTGACGCTCCATAGCCTCGCGAATTTCCTTAACGATGCGCAGAGCTATATCGTCTGTCTTGTACATTTCATTAAGTGAACGGCACGCGCCCCACTCATATTCGATCTGTACTGCATCTTCTTCGATTCTCTCGATGACTCTAGCGAGCAGAGATTTATCAATGAGGATCTGTTCTGACATAGCGCTCTCCGATTAGGCAACCATCCTACGCCGCAATATCGGCGAATGCAGCCTCATCCATCTCCTTCAGTTGATCGATCGTGTACCACTGGCCGGTCGGGCTGTAGAAGTCGTCCAGCTTGATGCCGCCTGACTTGTATAGCTTGAAGCGCTCAGGGCCCAGTACCTGCTCAATGCGGGCATTTGACTGCTTGCTGAGCCACTGGTTGTAGTCCTGATCCGCCGGAACCTGCCCGTCCATCGAGGCGCGCTGCGAGGGCGTCATCTCGTCGATGGGGATGCCAAGCTCGCGCCACGACTTCGTGACGGGCGAACTGGTCGACCGGCAGTTGAAGTGCAGTTTGCCCGGGCCTTGGAGCCAGGGAATCTTGTGCCCGATGGGCTTGTGCGCCTCGGCGGTGTACTGCAGCTGGTCCCGAATGCGGCATTGAGCCGACGTCTTCGTGTCCAGCGTGCTGACCCAGCGCTCGGCCTTGATAATGTCGCTGTTGGCCGATGTGAACTCTTGCCGCGCCGTTGCAGCGGTGTGGCTGATGGCCGTGCGGACTACCGTCTCGAGATCCTTGCGAGGCCGCTGGAGAAAGCCATCCGCGTACTTGTTCGCTCGAGTTCCGCGAATCTCGCTGACTATCTGCGCGACCGTCTTCCCTTCCATGTAGCCCTGGCGCACTGCATTGCGCACCTTGGCCAGGCGGTCTGACTCGATGCTGGCTGCCCAATCACGCAGCAGGCGACCTTGGAAAGGCCGAGCCATAGCCGCGGCATAGGCCTGCTCTACCGTTACCTGCGCAATCGGGAAGTGAACCTGCACAGGCGCCGGAATCGTGGTCTGGAACAGCTGGTATTGCCAGTTCAGCTCGTACCCGGCGAGATCCTTCAGTTCCTTGCCGAGCTCCTGCGCAACCTGGGCGTAGGCCGCCGCATTCACCTCGCGGACCGAAGCGAGCAGCGATTCCAGTCGCTCTACCGTGAACGACTCAGCAGGCATCCGATCAAGCGCTTCAGCCAGCGCGACCATCAACCGTGCTTCAGAGCGGTTCAGCGTGGCGATGATCTTGCGAACGACGCCTAGGCTGTACTGCTGCAGGGAGACGGCGTGGTTAATAACCTCATCCTGAAGCGTTTCATTCACCGTGGGCATCGCGGGTCACTCCACGCTTTTCCAGGACTTCTGCTTGACCGCGCTGCATATTGCCATCGTCGACATGCCGTATTTTTTGGCAAGTCCGCGATAGCTGATCCCGCCGGCGGCGTATTCTTCACGGATCGCCAGTACCATCTGGGCAGTCATTTTGCTTCGGGACGCCAGTTCTCCGCATACGCCTTTCTTGACTCTCGTCTTGGCTGCCTCGAACTGCTCAGCCTGCGGAGTTCCAAGTCGCTTCCAGTTCTTGCCAAGCACCGCAGAATTGATCGCGCCTCTTGATACGCCATACCTCTTGGCAAGCTCGTGCTGCGGAATAGCTTGTTCAAGATAAAGGCGCCTGATTTCAATAACGTCCCTATCGCTCAGGATTGTCGATGACCCGCGACCTCGCTCAGACATATCGCGCATATTGTCTGTGTGGGTTCCGATAAGTAGATGTGCTGGGTTACAGCAATATGGCACATCGCAGGTATGACGGATCTCAAGACCATCCGGAATGCGGCCATTAAACAGCTCATAAATGACCCTATGAGCGCTAACTACCTTCCCATTTACCTTGATTTGTCCGTATCCCTTGCTATTCCTGCAAGCTATCCAATGCCAGCACTCGTCGGCGCCGGCTTTTTCGATCTTCTGCAGCACACGCTCATGCAACTCGGACGTATAATCCTTTGTAGCCATATCGACCTCTTACGCAGGTTAATGTGGTCAGGGCCGGCACGGTGTTGGTAGCACCTGCCGGCCTGTCTATTTTAGCTGATGATCTCATTGACTGTTGGCATCGTTGCCAGCAGCTGGAATAAGGCTGTAGAGCTTCAGAACGTCTTCAACACCATCGATATGCTCAAGGCTGATGGTGGAGGTCACTTCAACTACAGCAGCTTCATTCGGCACGCAGCGGATAGCTAGCGCCGTTACACCATCGGTGGAAACGCCGAGAGCCTGCAGAAGTCGCATGCCAAGCTCTTGGCCGAGTACAACTTTGCTCGTCATCACAATGCTCCTAGGGAAGGCCCCTGATCGGCGATGCGCTGCTGCTCCTCT